TTTTGAACAAATTGCACACCTTACCAAACGTTTTTGATGTTTACATATTTGTGAATTGATGCACACAGAACACATACTACGAATCAAACCATGTATACACAACCGACCACCGTTACAAATAGGACATCGGATTAAGACCTTTTGATGGGGACATGTGTTCATTAACTTAAAGCAATAAAATTAAAATTATATAATGAACATACATATCGATCAAGTAAATAATGGTGTGTATAATGTTTTTGTAATAAAGAATGACGAATATATTACGAAAACTATTTCACGCGGTTTTGAATGGGATGGGTGGATGCGACAAGATGTACGTTTGTTCCACAAAAAGGATACAGATATTATTGATATTGGTGCAAACATTGGATACAATACTCTTATGTTCTCTGATTATGGTCCAGTATACTCTTTCGAACCAGTGTACCACCACATTGTAGGTCTCAACATTAAGAATAATGTATTGAGAAACAAAGTTGAAGTTTTTCCATACGCTCTTTCAAATGAAAATAAGATAAGTGAGATTTTCATTCCTAATAGAGGATGTCAATCAAATACACACATCAATTATGGGGGGACGGGTTTTACATTACCCGAGGATTGGAGAGGGGGTTCGTTAGAAGTTACTTGTGAAAAACTAGATGATGTATACTCCGGTGTCACATCTTTTATTAAAATTGACGTTGAGGGTCATGAATTACAAGTTTTAGAAGGTGCTAGGGAAACTATTAAAAAACATATGCCTACAATTCTCATCGAACTTCACGATTTTAAGGATTCCATGGAGGAACATATATTTCTAAAAGATTTGGGATATGAAGATCCAATAGAAAGACCAGAGGCTATGTTCTTGTACCGAGCGAAGGAAAACTTTTCAACCATGTAATACATCTGGTACGCTTCTACAACACTTGGACACCTGTACTCTTCGGGCATACATTCGGGGATACCTTCCTGTGAATAGTACGCAGTCTCACTTCGCTGCTCCTCGAAGTGTTGTGGGTGGTTGTCCCATAACCATAGTAAGTGCCTAGCACAAGTATGAACCTTACCATATCTACGCGTGTACTCGAGAGTCAAAGACATCCCAATCTTACACGCATACATATAGTTTTCGAGACTTGAACCAACCCACATAGTCATGGGATGTTTTCGGTGCGCGGGGCGGTATCCACGACGCGTTCCGTCCTTGGTGAGGGGTGCGTGCGAGTGGACAAAGTCTTCCTCATTGGAGAAATACCAAGCCGTGTAGAGCATTTGGCATATTTCCAATTGGATCTTGACTACGTGTTGATCACATGACATATGTGCAATCTCATCGGGGTCGAGTGATAGAAAAAATATATTCATATTGTTAGTTTTTTATATTACAAAGGTTCACTTAGGACTTATTATTCAACATCTGAAACATACTCTTCCTGTTGTTCTTCATCATCCACCTCAACTTCAACATCCATCTCACCCTCTTCAAGTGGAATAACATCTTCCTCAAGTTCTTCTTCGGGTTCTTCTTCAGGTATCTCATCGGGAACTGGGACCTTTTTAACCTTTTTAATCTTCTTTACCGGCTCCTTGTTGAAAATTTTATCAATGATACCCGGCACCTTCTTCGAAAATTCTTCTCTCTGTTTGCTTCGTTTTTTTATACGATCCAGAAACTCTTGACTATAACCTTGTGCCTTATAGGCTTGTAGTATAACTTTGATTGGTGGTTTTTTATATTTTTCATACATCGACGCGACGGCACAATTAATCTTCACCCTCACAATTCCATTTTTGAGAACGCGGAGATTTACCTTAATCTGATCCGAAAACTCGATGTCTGGTTCCGGGGGTGCTGGTATTTTTGATGATTTTTCAATTATGGGTAAATTGGGATTTACGAAGGGTATACCCATTTCTCTGTTATTTTTTTCCAGTAGTTTCAAATAGTCGTCTTGCTTATAGATAGCAAGTTTTTCAAACTTGTAATATACTGTAGGTATAGGGGTTATAATATTGTAAAGAAAACTACCAGGTGCAATTGGTTCATTTTTGTGTACTATGCTCCTAACATGCGTTCGCCGTGGCGGCCGCCTGTAAAAAGTCATCTTGAGTTTTATGTAGAGACCTCTCTAACTTAGGTTTCATAAAATAATCTAATTCACAACGAATAATATGTTCCGATTGACGATTCATATGTGTATAGTATGGCCCCCAAATTTCAATAACCTTTCTTTCACGATCATACCAGAGATAATCGAGGCCAAGTGTTCGGGTGAGCCAGTAAAATTTTTTACCAGTCTTACCTACGAACGCAAACACGTGGTCTTCGTCATATTCAGACACGTCCATTTGAGAGTAGTGGGTGCTCGGGGGTGTGTAAGGAGGCATTCTTATTCTTTGTAGCTTCCATTTGTTTAAGTTGGTTTCTGATATGTTTTTGTGAATATACTTCACCCTTCTTTTTCTTATCGTTTTTAGTCACACGTTTTTTTGGTTCTTTATACTCCATTTTATATACATTACTACCTATACTCTTAACTTAGGTCTTCTTCATCTACGAGAGAAACATCGTCTTCACTTTCTTCTTCATCAGACTCTGAAATCTCAAAATCTTCATCTTCGCTGTCATCTATGAGTTCATATCCATCTGGAACTTTAGCATATAAATGTGTATCCTCTAAATGCTCAACATCATAGAAACCAGAAACCATATCCTTTTGGATAACCTCAGCTTCCTTACAAAAGTCATACAAGCATGGTTTCAACTGTTGAATAAATTTAACTTTATATAATTCTGGTGCTGGTTCACCAATTATCTTTGCAATTTGTATAGTATTATCTTTACATTGAACATCAACAATCATAACTGATAAGTAATTATTTTAAATCTTTAATAATATTAATGGATAACCTGAAGAACTGGGGTAGAAGATATATATCCGGGCGCGTTGTTCTACCTACGGATGCTGTTATGTTTGATATAGATGACACCCTTATTTTTACAAATGGAGAACCCAATGTGCCAATTATCGAACTTCTATATGACACAAAAAAACAGGGATACAAGGTTGTAATTATTACAGCGAGACCGGGACTAAATCATATTATAAAATGGACTATTGACCAACTAAAATCATATAAAATACCCTATGACTATTTAGGCTTCGCTAGTGCACAACATAAAACTGTTATGAAAAAACAATTACCCTATAATTTCATTTTATCTGTCGGTGATATGCCAACAGACCTGACAGATTCCAAACATATACTCAACATTTCCAGTTTTTACCACAATTGAGACAACTTACAAACGTAGTCATAGGTTCATCGGCCGATCTAGTCTGAAGTTGATAGTACGTTGTCTTTTTAGACTTACACTTATTACATGTAAAAAAACCATCTTGATTCTTGAATTCTTTTGTAAGAAATTCTTTCCGCATCTCTTTGTGAATTTTTTCATCTACCGCTTTAGCACATGGTCCATCGGGCCATAACTTTTCGGGTCTCATGTTCACAACGTCAATAGTCTTGACCTTTTTCTTATGAATATTTGTTTTTAATTCAGGACATTTTGACAAATTATATTGAATTGATAAAAACTTAGTCTTATACATCTTGACAAAATCGGCATTATCCCAACTTGGTAAACCACACATGTTTGTATCGATCGCATAGTTTAATATATTCTTTTCGAGATTTACACAGATTGGGTCAGAAGCTGGAAGTTCTAGAAGTGTAGAAAATCGTTCAACGACAAACTTACGTAAAGGACTTTCCATCTATATATTTCCATAATAGTTTTTTACTTAAGTTTTTTTTGTTCACATACTCTAAGATGACTTTAGCAGTGCTTATAGATGAAATAAAGGACTCTATACGACAGATAAATGTTGATATAGACCCCTCTAAAAACGAAATCTTTAAAATACTCGGGGGGTGTCAAACGTTTATAGGTCAGTGGCCGGAAATAGATGTTGTTATTATGAAAGCGGAAAACGCCCTCATAATAAATGAAAACACCTTACCAGAACCTTTCGAAAAGGAAGAGACCTATGGTAAAATACTTCTATTGAGAATGGATGAGAATTCAGAACCACAAGACTTTACACTTGAGGAGTATAATTTATTTGGATCCAGGGATAAAGGCGTCCTGGTTTAAAACTGCATTTGTATATTTCATGGCCAACTGAAAATGAATATACGCCCAGTCCATGGGATTATTCATCGTTGGATTACCTCTAATGGGGTTATCGTTCACAATGCCAATGATATCAACTTTTTCACCAGTAGTGGTTTTTGCCATAGCGGAGCCAACCTTTTTCAACCACATAACATGCTTTTCATCTTTACAATCAAACTCCTTGACAAAATTGACCATTTATATTAATTGGGATTCTTTTCTATAAGTAAACGCGCACTTGGATCTGTTATTTTAGTCCATTTGGGACGCCATATCTCGGATATCAGGTGATCGTTATCCTTTCCGTAGATGTCCCAAAATGTAGTTCTATAAAATGCCTCCTCTTTGGATAGTGGTACATTCCTAAACCCAAAAACCTCCACAGACCATATAGTATGTTTGTAAATATCGTCGGAAATCTCTCTATTTGTGTACATTTTGATTTCATCTACCCAATTCGTACCAACCGCGTCACTCATACCATCCTTCTGTCTCCATAAAATATCATCGGGGAGGTATCCCTCGAAGGCCTCCCGTAATATCCTTTTTTCAATGCCACCCATCTTTTCAGTTTGATTTATATTCATACAGAAATCGATGAATTCTTTGTCTAAAAATGGAACAATCAAATCCAAACCGTGGGCGCCCGCACACCTATCAGCCCTTAACCCATCAAACTGATGAATCAAACGGAGACGTCGCATATTTTCACAAGCGAATTCGTCAACATTTGGTGCGTTATGGAAGTAGAGGTAGCCCCCCAATAGTTCATCACTCCCCTCCCCTGAAAAGATGTACCTACAGTTGGTATTATCTTTGATGTACTTGCATAGCAGCCACATTGGTGTACTTGCCCTCACTGTAGTGGTGTCATAGGATTCTAGGGATTTTATGACCGGTACCAGTGCCGCGATACCTTCCTCGGGTGTGAAAGTGACCTCTGTATGTTCCGTGTTTAGGTATTTGGATACAGTTCGAGCGGCTTCCAGGTCTGGACTTCCCTCAAGGCCGATAGAAAAGGTCTTGATCTTACCCAACTTCCGTGTAGCAATCGACGCGATGAGGCTACTATCTAAACCACCCGAAAGTAGAAATCCTATATCACGCTCTGTGTTTTCTATGCGTTTGTGTACAGCTTCTTCAAACGTTTCACGGAGTTGTGGAATGAATCCATTCTTGATGTACTTATGAACTCTCCAGTATCCCGTGTGATAGCATACAAAGTTGTCAAAGTAGGAATCGTAGAAATGTCCAGGTGGAAATATATCAATCTTCGAGTTTAAAAAAAGCAACGCTTTAACTTCACTCGCAAACGCGATTGAACCAGGTCCGTAACGGGTGTAGAAAAGTGGTCTCACGCCAACGGGATCTCGCGCAGCCATAACACGTTTACCGTCTGTATACACAAAGGCGAAATCACCATTCATTAGATTAAGAGCCTTTTCGATACCATGATATTGAATGAGAGGTATTATGACCTCACAATCGCTCCGACTCGATCCAGGCATCTTTGGAAAATCGTGATGGTTGTAAATCTCTCCATTACACACGAGCATGTGTTCACCTCGGTGGAAGGGTTGCATACCCGCGGGTGTGAGGTCGTTGATAGCCAACCTGTAAAAGTCCATACGACATTTACCAAGTGTTTGGCTTTTATAATCATCGGGCCCCCTGTGATTAAGAAGATGTGAGGATATCTCAACTTCTTCACCAAAAAGGGCTATAATACCACACATTATTGTTAATTATTACGTAATGTTTAAGCTATCATTTAACACCCTTCTATACATGTAGTCGTCTGCATGACCATCCATCTCCTGTCCCGTCATGGCGATCATCTCTTCACCATTATTCGTTAAAGTGTTGAAATCTAATATACAGTAAAATGATATATTTGAACGCATCGACATTTTGTCAATGTCATCGTAAACAAAATGTTGAAGTTCCATTTCTTTTTCGATATCATTTGGAGTTTCAATAATTCCATTTAGCACCGGTTCAACTTTTCTTCGGTTTTCAGACATATCGAGAATTGGCCAGACGCCATACCTAAATTTGAAATTTGATACATATTTTATACAGTTGCCAGCCACGAGTTTTTCAGAAAAACAAACAAACCGAGATTTCCCTACTGGATCTACTAAACTTAAATATGTCTGACTAGGAATATATTTTAAAAGAATGTACTCCATTTAAATTATATTAAGGAAAAAATCTTTAAATAATATATGAATCTCCCAAAGACTGCTGGGCAGTGTAAATATATGATCGCCCTCAATTCTGGTAAACCAATTATTGTTGGAACCGGTCCAGCGGGTTCAGGGAAGACAATGCTCGCATGCCACGTCGCAGCTGAGCATATTCGTAAGCAACCACGTGGGAAGATTGTTCTCACACGACCCATTGTGGCAGCCGACGAGGATATGGGCTACCTCCCCGGGGATATGAATCAAAAAATGGAACCATGGACACGACCAATGTATGACATCTTCGAACAATATTTCACCTATAATCAAATGGATCGTTGCATTAGTATCGAACCCCTTGGATACATGAGGGGAAGGACGTTCAACAATACCCTCATCATCGCAGATGAGATGCAAAATAGTACACCAAACCAAATGTTAATGTTATTGACTAGGGTTGGACTAGGGACCAGACTCATAGTCACCGGGGACTTAGAGCAATCCGACCTCGCGACTGAAAATGGTCTTTCCGAACTTATCTACAAAATGCAACTCTTTGATCTCAAATATCTCGAACACGTTAAAATGACCCACGATGATATTGTTCGGCACCCAGCCGTCAAGGAGGTGCTTAAAGTTTTACAGGTTTAAATAAGAATGAAGGTTGTTCTAGCTCTCCCGGGTAGAACTTTCTCGGGTTCGTTTCTCATGAACTGGACCCAAACTGTAATGACCCTAAACAAGAGGGGGTATGAAATTGTAGTCACAAATGAATATTCGAGCTACGTAACATACTCACGTATGAAAACACTAGGTCTCGATGTACTAAGGGGTGCCGACCAGGTGCCATTCGGTGGCACCCTAAATTATGACGTTTGGTTGACCATAGATTCTGATATACTCTTCACACCTGAGCAAGTTATTGAACTCATTGAGGACACCGAGAAATACCCAGTTGTTTCGGGTTTGTACCGAATGCAGGATGGAGTTCACTTCGCCACAGTCCAGGAATGGGACGTCGAATATTTCAAAAGGTATGGGAGCTTTGAATTTATGAGAGACCTTCCCGCCGACAAGTATGTACCCGTGGCGTACAGTGGGATGGGCTTCTTTGCATGTCGGAAGGGGGTCATAGAGAAATTGAAGTATCCATACTTTAGCTACCCCCTCGTGGAGATTGAAGCTGAAGATGGGAAAATTCTGAGGGACACCTGTTCGGAGGATGTCTCATTCTGTAAAAACCTCACAGATGCCGGCTTTGAAATCATGGTAAATACGGGTCTTCACGTTGGTCACGAGAAGACTCTTGTTGTTTAATGTCCTCTATACCAACCTCTATCATTTGTAATCCAAACTTAGATGAATTGATCCTATGCCCCAGTTCATCCAATTTTATTTTTAGTAGTTTGTATTCCTCACCGATATTGTAAACTTCTTGATCTAAATGACCATACTGTTCAATGAGTTTGTAGTTTTGTGGAATCTTACTGAGTTCACCAGCAAGTTTGTCACAAAAATATTGTAATCGGTCTATACACTCATCCATTGCTACTCTTGGTTGAGATTATTATACATTTTTTTAGCTGCAACAATCCTAAATTCTAGGTCCGTCGACGGCCATTGAATCATAAAATCACCTTCTTGCCACTGTCCATCGGTTCCCAATATATCATTAAAATTTGTTCGCTCCTTAAGTCGGGGTAAGTTTTTATAGTCATACGAATTCATCACACGTTGTGGGAGAACCTTGCCAACCCTACTCCAAAAAGTCCCATTTTGTACTATACCCGTTTCTTCCAAATGTGTTCCAACAAATAGATCCTGAATAAGCTGATTTTCAAACATATACCAATGTCTGTATAGAGGCATACCAGCTACAATCGTATCAAGAAAAGCCCTACCAATTGATGAGTTTCGAATAATCATATTTCCACAATTAATACCATTACAGTCTGCTGGAATCAAAATGTGTGTATTGTTATCTGAATGTTTTTTAATAATATCCTCAACCTTTATATCGAAATTTGTAATCATCACATCACAATCTGTGTTCAGTATCCACTCAGCATCTGGATATTTCTCCATCGCTTCAATCATGACAAATATTTTACCCCATCCCGCGGGAATATGGGTGTCTGGAACCGGTGGGAGTTTGGCAATCACTGGTTTTCCACTAGCTTTTGCACCACAATCATTTGAATAATGAAGTTTGTACCCATGTTTCAAACAGTATTGTAATTTATTTTTGTATAGAGTCCATTCCGCCAATGGTTCATATTTTTCATCGTGAGCTGATACGACAACAATCATATACTACATCCGCCAAAGTTTTTTAACTACATTAACAAATCATATAGATCAGTCTTAGAAGGTGAAGCAATTGTATATGTCCCAGTTTCATCCTTCTTCCATCTACTTTTCTGCTTATCCATGGACTTGATGTGCCATAGGGCAAGGGATGGAACAGCTTTGATTCCAGACATTTTCTCCGAACCAGTTAACTTTGTATGAAGTTCATCTGTCCAGTTAATATAGTCACATTTCTTATGAATGCGTAGCTGGTAATCGGGCCAGTTTATAAAACCAACCTCATTTACATTGAAACCAAATTCTTCCGCCTCACTTTCAGTTATGTCTGGATGAATATTGATTCGTGGAACTGCAATAATTTCAGACCCCGTTTCTTCAATGACACGTTTGACAATCTTGATGAGGGATTCTTGTGGTAATTCATCCGCATCAATGTAAAAAACGTATTCACCCTTCGCCTTTTCTATATGAAAATCGGCATTTGTTTTGAAATTATCAAATGGTCTCTCATATACTGTTATTCTATCTTTGAAATGTTCCAATACGAGGGAAACCTTTTCAGTGGTATTACCAGAGTCTACGACAACATCAATATAATCTTCATCGTCAATAGTTCTCGTGAGAAAATTCAAAAGTGAAAAAAGTTCTCTCGATTCATTACAAACTTGTATAGTATATGTGAGCTTCATATAGTTCTTTATACATTTAAAGTTTTTAAGCTCTCTAAATACAATGGTTGAATATCACGACTTGACAATCCGCGATGGATGCCACGCGATATCACATAAACTCACGGCGGACATGATAAAAAAACATTGCATCTTCGCCGAAAAAGCTGGGATACCTGTCATGGAGATTGGTCATGGTAATGGTATCGGGGCGTCTTCGATACTTATCGGGGAAGCTGAACTCACCGACATAGAAATGATATCTTTGGCCAAAAATTATCTCAAAAATACGAAACTGTCAGTTCACGTGATTCCTGGTTTAGCAACTATAGAAAGAGATATTGACCCAGCCATCAATCTCGGTGTAGATATATTTCGCATCGCATCACATTGTACAGAAGCGACGATGACTAAAAGTCATATTGAATACCTGGTATCCAGAAATAAAATTGTTTATGGTGCACTCATGATGTGTGCTACATGTCCCCTAGATGTACTCGTCGGTGAAGTTGAAAAAATGAAATCGTATGGTGCATCGGCAGTTATAATAATGGATTCAACTGGTTCATTTTTTCCCGAAGATGTTGAAAAAACATTCACAGAACTTTCAAAGATTGGAATACATTTGGGATTTCACGGACATAATAATTTGGGGTTGGCTGTAGCGAATTCACTGACAGCTATAAAAAATGGTGCGACGATCATAGACGCAACGGTTCACGGTTTTGGGGCGGGGGCTGGTAATACACCTTTGGAAATTATGACTACACTTCATCCATGTGGGAAGATTCACATAACCGATACACCCAACTATACACATCCGGTTACCAAGATTATCAATATATTAACGGCGAAACATAAACTTCACTCAGTCTTCGAAAAAGCTATTTTAGAATCAAGTGAAAAATATAACGTTTCTATTGCCAAGCTTGTAGAAGAACTTGGAAATAGAAAATTAGTTGCGGGACAAGAAGATCTCGTAAGGGTTATTGCCTCTCAGTTGACCGAACAATCTTAGAAGATTTTTCAGATATAGTGTCTCCCATTATACGTGTAACAACATCCATAGGTAAGACGGGTGACATTTCTTCTATAGGTGGTGCGAAAATTGAACCATCTGTTTGTACGACACCCTTAACTTTAGGTATGAAATCCTGGTCAGGGGGCATAAATACTTCGCATATAGCGGGACCTTCGTAATCCATGAAACGAGGAAAGTAAAAATGAAACTCGTTCCATGTTTTAATCCTGTATCCTTCATAACCGAAAGCCTTAGCTACCTTCATATAATCTGGTAAAACTATACCTGTATTTTCATCAACTGCGGTATAATTACCTTTGAATAACATTTTTTGAGTATGCTTAATCATCAAATATCCATCGTTGTTGAATATTACAATTTTAACAGGTAATTTATGTTGAACGATTGTTTGTAGTTCCTGTATGTTCATCATCATACCACCATCACAATTTAAACATAATACCTCACGACCTTTCCCACCAATTGCTGCACCAAAAGCAGCTGGTAAGCCATACCCCATTTCACCAAGTCCGTAAGAAGAGAACATAGTCATATCCCCACCAAGATGGATAGATTGATGTCCAGATAGAAGAGCAGTTCCCATATCAGTCACGATAATTTGATTTGGTTTCAGGTAATTTGAAATTTCTTGAATCATTTTGTATGAATTTGGAAACACGTCATCTCTATGATTTTTGTCAACTATCGGAAACTCTTCGCGTATAGACTGACACTCTTGAATCCAAGAATCACATGAACTTTTGACACCCGACATTTTTTCTAAAAATCCACCACAGTCCGCCCTAATTGGGAAATCGACAAATTCTTTGAACTCGGATTCGTCTATATCAACCATGACTATAGTGGCATTTCGAGCAACTTCTTTCATATCGTATCCAGTTTGTGGTATTGTCAACCGTGTTCCAAGTGTGATGAGAAGATCACACTTTTGGAAGATGAAGTTAGCCGAACGCTGTCCATACACACCAGGGCTCCCAAAAAAAAGTGGATTGTTGTGGTCAATTATATCGATAGCAGACCATGTGAGTAAAGTTGGGATATTGAAAGATTTCATACGAGACTTGAAAAGTTCGACAGACTTTGAAAGTTTTATACCATGACCAGCCAATATAACTGGACGTTTCGAATTTTCCACAAGTTGTCGCACACGTTCAATTTCTTCAGTGGTCGGTATGATCACCGAGGGTGTATCCCACGTCCAAAGACGGGGTGTAATCACAGACGATTGAACGTCGAAAGGGAAATCTAGTAAAACTGGACCCATTCGCCCAGAAAGTGCAGTAGTGTATGCATACTCGAGTTCATCTTGAACACTTGAAGCGTCCACAAGTTTGGCGTATTTGGTCGTCTTCGAAACCATGTGAACTATGTCAAACCCCTGTGTTCCGTACATTCTTCTAGACGCGTGATTTTTTACATATTCAGCCTTTTCCTGACCAGTAATAATAATCACCGGTGTAGAGTCCGCCCATAAACTTACAATGCCCGTTATAGCATTGGTCGCACCCCCACCAGCCGTAATGAGAGCCATCGCTAGTTTACCTGATGTTCTATAGTAAGCCCCCGCTGCCAAAACAGCAGCTTGTTCATTGTGGGTATTCAATATAGTTATACCAGATTCAGCACATGAATTATATATGTGAGAATTTGCCGAACCGATAATACCGAATACAGTGGTGATACCACGCTCAAGTAAAAACGAAACAATCACATCACATACTTTGTTTGTCGCCATTATATATTCTTGGTGAAATACTTTTAAGTATTCTCATATATCGAGCACGTGATTATATTCATTACGCGCCGGTGGCTTCGCGCTTCGTGCGGTGTATACTTTCTTCGCAACTTCTATGGCGGCACAGTTGATGACATCTAAATTTCCGGCATATTTTGATAAGTAATCTTCCGAACCATACACTTTGATGGATACCATTAAAATATCATTCGATATATATTTTGGTTTCAATTCGGGGGTGTACCCTTTCACATACGTTTGCATTTGTTGTATAAAAGAGTCAAAATCCTCAAAATTTCCACCAGTCGCTTTTAAAAATATAGTCGTTTGCATCACAGTTTCAGGTAGAGGATTTACATTCAAAATAACTTTACAATTGTCTATACCCACCAGCATTTTAATAGCACTCTCGGTTGTCTGTATGTACTTATCTACATTAATCCTCGTCGCCATACCAGCACTTTCAGAAGATATTTGTGTCACAACTTCGGCATACGAGACTTTACACGAAGAAGTGAGATACTTCAATAATGGTATAGAAACTTGACCACCACATGTGATCATGTTCACATTCTGTGTATGACGTAAACATTCACAATTTACATTTGGAACACACATTATACCAATCTTAGATGGTGTCATATCAATGACGTGTATGTTTTGTGATAAAAATACTTTAGCATTCTCCATTGCTGCATATGCATCAGTACAATCAAATACAATATCACATACACCGGGGTGATCAATAAAATATTGAATTCCACTCGATTGATACGGGACATTTGGTGGTAACTTTTTGGTAGATTCACGGCGTCCCACAAATGCGACAACTTTACACCCAGGAATCTTTAAAAGTTTGTACAACAAATCTGTTCCTATATTTCCAGTTCCGATAATTCCCACCCGCATCTTACTTTATGTGTGTTGAAAAATCTTTAAATATATAACTTTCACCCAACTTGGAAATATCCCGAATTTCCCAACTGGCTCCAAAAAAAGTCGCCCACTCCGACAATAATTTCTTCTCTGGGTAAACCAAATTACAACACTTTGGCATCTCCCACTTACTGTATACATACTCTTGAACAATTGTCTTAACGTCAGCTACATCAATGAAGTCGAAGTACCTATCTCGTTCGATGATGACGTGACCCTCCCTCTTACACACCGCACTAAAACGGGTTGATAATTCCCCGGGACCGTAGCACCCCCAAATACGAAGTGTGTATGCGTGTGGGATGACCTTAATTCTTTGGTCAATGATCCACTTTGAAAGACCGTACGGATCGATTGGTGGATTTCCGCGGAGGGCGGCACCACTCGAAAAGTATAATAATTTACCCTTGAAAACTCTTGAGACATTTTCAAATATTAGTATATTTTTGTACGTCGTCGTCTCATTTTGCTGGTCGATACTAGAAGCACAGTGTACAACTACATCATACGTATTTATGTTGAAAAATTCCTCAACCGCTGATTGGTTCAATAAATCTACATCGTGTCGAGTGACCCCAACCCAATCTGTACCATGGAGGAGATTTTTACCTATAAAACCACCTGCACCAAGAACACACACTTTCATTTCATTTAAAGAGAAGAATACTCTTTAAATTATAATGACGAAAAAGGTTTGGTATGCTCCAAATAAATTTGAATCCTACGGGGAAGAAGAGATTATCGCAGTCGAAAATTGTCTCCGCGATGGGTGGCTCGCGGGCTTCGGTGCACGAACCGTGGAATTTGAAAGGAGGGTGGCCGACCTCTTTGGAAAGAACCACGGACTCTTCGTCAACTCTGGGAGTAGTGCAATCCTCCTAGGTCTGTGTGCCCTCAACCTCCCACCGGGCTCGGAGGTTGTGACCCCTGCTTGTGGTTTCTCTACAACTGTCGCACCCCTCATGCAACTTGGTCTCAAACCCATATTTTGTGACGTCGGTCTAAACTCTTATGTACCAACGGTTGAACAATTGAAGGCTGTTGTAACCCCAGAAACGAAGTGTATCCTTCTCCCCAACCTCATTGGGAATGTACCAGTGTGGCCCGAAATTCGGAAAGCCTTCCCGGGGGTGACACTCTTCGAGGACTCTGCTGACACCATCACCCACACAGTGGATACGGACATAAGCACCACCAGTTTCTACGCCAGTCATGTAATTACAGCTGGTGGTATTGGTGGTATGGTTATGTTCAATAATGAGGAACACCTGAAGAGAGCCCTAATGTATAGGGATTGGGGACGCATCGGGGACAACATCGAAGAACCCAGTGAGCGCTTCAATCACTCTGTAGACGGCATTCCCTACGACTGGAAGTTTCTCTACGGGGTACCAGGATACCACCTCAAAGCATGTGAGATGAATGCAGCATTTGGCCTCGTTCAACTCGATAAACTACACGACTTTTTACAAAAAAGACGGAGGAATATTCGAAGATACCTAGAAAATCTCAAAGACACCACCTACTACACCCTCCCAGACGACTCCCAAATCCCCAATTGGCTCGCCATTCCACTCCAATGCCCAGACCGCCTAGAACTTGTAAACTTTTTAGAAGAAAATGATGTACAGACGCGTGTAACCTTCGCTGGTAACATCACGAGGCATCCAGCTTTTAGACAGTACCTACAGGAGTTTGAAAATGCTGACCTCATCATGAAAGATGGTTTCCTTCTAGGTGCCCACCATGGTATGGATGATACTGATGTTGATCGTGTGTGTGATCTACTTAAAAAATTTGCAAACACTAAAGTAAATGCATAGTAATGTATTAGTCACTGGTGGGTGTGGTTTTATCGCATCCAACTTTTTGAACCTAATGAAAGTAAAATACCCAAATGTACATTTTGTAAATGTCGATAAACTCGATTATTGTTCAAATGTAGAAAATGTACATCCAGGTGTAGCCACCTTTATCAAGGGAAATGTGGGTAACAAAGAACTCATTGAACACCTCATTGAGGAATATAGGTTCACCACCATATTTCACTTCGCTGCCCAAAGTCATGTAGATAATTCATTTACGGATCCACTTTCATTTACAGAGGATAATACCCTAGCAACCCACGTTCTCGTAGAAGCCGCGCGGACGTGTGCACCAAATGTGGAGTTTATTCATTTTAGTACAGATGAAGTCTATGGAGAATCTAAGACGGATGTACCCTTCACAGAGAATGAAGGTGTCCTCAGACCAACAAACCCATATGCAGCCTCCAAGGCTGCCGCAGAAATGGTTGTTCGTTCCTATATTGAATCATTTGGAATGAACATTAAGGTCATTCGATGTAATAACGTGTATGGACCAAATCAGTATCCAGAAAAACTTATTCCCAAGTTCAAGAGACTTCTAAAGCAAGGTGAAAAATGTACCATCCACGGGTCTCGTTCAGCATCTATAAAGAGAGCATTTATGCATGTCGAAGATGTGGTAGACGCCGTTGATGTCGTATGGAACCATGGAACTCCCGGTGAAGTCTACAACATAGCCTCCGATGATGAGCTCTCGGTGATGGAAGTAACCGAACTTTTAATAGAAATCGTTCAGAACACCACTGATTATGATAAATGGATCACCTACATAGAAGATCGCCCATTTAATGACCAGCGATATTACATTTGTTCCAAAAAATTGAAGTCTCTCGGATGGTCTCAAAAAAAGACCAGGGAAGACCTCAAAAAATTTCTACATGTATAATAAACTATGGCATCACAATTCTCATTGGCCAGCATGCAGGCACTGGGTAAAAATGAGTTCAGTATAAATTTAAGCTATTACACAATTTTCCTCACGGTTGGACTTGCTCTAGGTTACATTGTCATTGCCTCTATGGGCATCAACAATTTTAAAACGTGTGGTGAAGATGTAACCGGAAGTAAGACCAACCAGAACTTGAATGCGTTTCTCATCGCTTCGATTGCAATCGTGATCACTATCCCCGCAATCTTACTCTTTATGAAACTCGTTGGAGATTTTGATATGACCCAAAAAATGGTTGTATTTGGTTTTCTTTACGCGGTGATGGGGGTCGCAGCTTCGGCGATTTCTCTCAACTTTTCCATGAAGTGTAAAAAGGAGAAAGGGAATGGTGTAATCTGGAACGGTGTAATGTTAGCCGCAACATCGGCCGCAACGATCGGTCTTGGGTATATGCTCCAACGCGGCGCATTGGCTCGCGCAACCGAGCGCGCGTTGGCGAAGGCGGCGGAGAACATGGAGAGGGTGGCCGCGCAGGGGAGTATCTCCCAATAATAAACTATACAATTCTAGTATGAGACCACTCGCAGTAAATGTCTACATCCTGATGATGCTCTTGGCCTACGTGATGCGCAGAGCAGGAACATTTTCATTAGACGAAAAGGTAAAATTAATTGAATATTTAGGTTACATGGCGCTCAATCCAAATAGAGTGGCAAACCCAAGCATGGCCAACCTACCGTTCTTGAGCTCAGCCTCGGGGGTGAAGGACCAGAACTCCTCCTCGTCAAAGCCCTTGACGGTGATGGCAGACGCCGCAGCTAGGGTCGTGACAACACCAGTGGCGGCCAATGCGTACATTGGATCCTCACACTGCTGAATGATATTCTCCCCCGACATCATCCAATCCAGGGAACCCCAAAGAATGCCTTGCATCGCGGCACGTCCATTGACGACCTCCGCGAAACGTGCGGCCTTGTTTGGAACTTTCGAAGGCGTTGGGACCGGGCGGGTCGTAGACTTCTGGGACGCAGTAGCCCTGGTATCGTATCGCTTCACGTAGCTGGGCTTCAGCTGAGCAATGGTAGACATTTTATACTTCTCATTCACTCTGAATCTTTAAGTTTATTACCCTCTTTCAAAAGTATGCGATTTAATATGTATATTTGAACAACTATACCCAATACCATATACACTGTCGTAACATTCGCACCAAGTTTTCTGTATTGGTAAATTAACCATAGAATACTGGCCACCAAACTGATAATGGCAACATCTTTATTTTTCACGTCAACATCTACAGAATTTTCCAAACTCTTATACATTTGAACAAACCCAAGACTGAACGCGGCACCCGAAATAATCTCGTCAAAATTCATATATTATAATCACAGATTATTATACAAATGGATTCCATTTTACAAAAATATGCTGGTAAAATTACAACCAAAAGTGTAGTCAAGACAGTTGAAGAACTTCGTGTCGAGTACATCGATGACGGACTTACCAAAGAAGATATTCCACCAATTGTCGCCCGTCTCGTCTTTATGACCGCCAAATTCAAAAGACTCCCAGGTCCCCAGAAGAAGAAACTGGTCATCTCTATTCTTAATCACCTCATCGAACAGATTGATCCAGGAGATCATGACAGTGAATTTGAAATTATTCTGAAAAGTATGGTTCCACCAATCATAGACAGCTTCGCCACGATGTTGAAAATTAAAAAATCTATGGTGGGGATTTTATTACCATGCTATAAACAAATATAAGGAATAATAGTCATAAATATATACATGAGATTCCCACCACTAGAAGTTATGATTCAATATGGAATATATACAGTAAAAGAACTAGAACGGTTTGCTAAAGGACTAGTTCCGAAAAGGAAAATCAATATCCTAAGTGAATGTCCCAGGTGTTCATTTGTTCATGAAAGGATTTCCTGTAATAATTGTGAAAGATGAAATATTGTACCGTAACAAGTTACATGTCAAAGGGTCCAGAGATTATCAGTAATAATCACATGTGTGCCGAACGTCAATTAATTAGATATTTATATAGAAAATGCATGAAAAAGGGATATAAACCCCACCAGTTTAGGGAATGGTTACATAGGACACATGGAGAGTTGGTCGTTTCACGACAAAACGTATATGGTGATGCTATATCACTTCCATGTGTCATATGTAGAAAGTTTATGGAGAGACTGGATATTAGATGGAAAGCCTATGATGGATGTCAGTGGGTCCACAGTACTTGGGCTCCACCATCTAGACCCACCAGTAAACAAATGAGAGTTTTAGGTTTTGGGAGTTATGATCAATCCCAAAGCTGATTCCAAGTTGTTGTGATTCCTCTTCAGTGGTTTATTTCTCTTTAGTTTTAGTGCATTATTACCAGATGTCGAATTCTGTATTTCATTCATCTTTTGTGTGTTTGAAATAAAGGGTATCGTATTATCAACTTTAGGTTTAGTTGCTATAATATTAGGCACTTCTAGATTTTCCGTATGATTTTTTCTAAAATCTTCTATATCCATAGTTCCACCAAACACTTTTAATTTGAATCTGTTGGGGGCCGGTTTTATATGCCCACGCTGTTTGAACATCTTAGTTCTCATGAGAACCATGTTACCGCAAATGATACCACCACGACTCAAACCATATTTATCTATCGCAAAGGATTTCATACAACTCCACGAACAAAAACGTCCAGATGTTTCAAAAACTTTTGTTCTTTCATTATATCTGTGTGGCATACTTAAAAGGTTTCCGTCAAATGTGTGACAGCACCACCAACACCACATATAGATAGGATCGTATTTCTCTTTAACCCATTTGTAATTATAGCGTCAACGTCATACTTATACATATACTCCAACTCTTTTGGTTCCTTGTGTGTATATGTGTAGACCCTAATATTTTTAGACTTACAATAGGTTATGAATTCATGATCTAGACATGTCCAATGGATGACCACCATGGATAAATTCCGGGTGATCATATCATACTCCCTCGGGTGGAAAGTTGTTTCAAATGTAGAACCCTTTTTGTAACAACCTGGTAAAATCTTTAAAATTCTTCGATTGAAACTACAAAATGATACCAGTTCCGTGGGTCTTCTCGTGTAAAAGTTCTCAAGTGCCCCGATCACCTCAATGTTGTTACCCTTGATATCCAGAATAAGTTCCATGTTAATTATTTGGGGTAATTTATCGTACACTTCTTGGAGAGAACATATTCCAAACTTTTTTAAAACTTCAAAAGAAGTTTCTGATATGAAATAATCATCAATGTACACGTCGTGGTATAAAATAAGTTCCCCGGTTCCACACAGTTGAACATCAATTTCGATTCCATCGTACCCCAGATTTATCGCCCATAATATCGCGTTGATACTATTATCCCTGTATTCCTCGGAATACCCACGATGGGCTATATACCTCATTAAGTTAAAGAGATATTTAAAGTTTTAATTAATGATTCTCTCTATTGATGTGGGTATAAAGAATTTGGCGATGTGCCTATTGGACGAGGATTCTGGTAATCTCGTTAGAGAGTGGGATGTTGATGGAATACCACCACAACACAAAGATGGTGTATATGTTTCCATGAGGGACCACCTCGATGAAAGACCCTGGGTCCTCGGGGCAAATACAATTTTGATAGAAAAACAACCCGAACGTAACAAGAAAATGGTCTCTGTCATGCACTTCCTTCACGCATACTTTATCATTAGGTGCCCCCAAGCTGAAACAATTCTATATGATGCTCGTCACAAAATACCAGATGTTGCGGGTCCGGGGAAGGCACAGTACAACAAGAGGAAAAAGGTCTCCATAGAGAGATGTGAATCCTTTATCCGTGATGGACCTACCAATGCACATTGGTTGCCCATCTTCCTCAAGTCTAAGAAGAAGGACGACCTGGCGGACACCGTCATGCAGGCACTATCCTTCGTGAATAGGAAGGAGGTGACCCCAGCCTCCATGAAGAAAAAGACAACAAAGTTGGTGGCAAGGAGACCCAATGAAAATCAAAAAGCTACAAAATATTCAAAATCAAATTTGGCTTGGATATATTTGAACAAAGTTGATTGTGAAGTCCTTGAGAATAACAAGAGGTTCATGAAGGATTTGAAGAGGTACTACAAGAATGTTGGCGACTTGATTAAAGAAATAAACGGATAAATACTTATAATGGAAAAAGTTCTGGATCATGGATTTGTTAGGCTCGTTGATTATATGCCTCAAAAAGATTTGGATTCGTCCATCGTACAAGCAGCCCGAGTCTCTTATGGAGATGGGACTAAGTCCACGCGAGGAGACAGGGGTCTCATACGATACCTCCTTCGCCACTGGCATACGACTCCGTTCGAAATGGTCGAATTCAAATTTCACATTAAGATGCCCATCTACATCGCAAGACAACATATGCGACATAGAACAGCCTCAATTAATGAGCTATCCGCCCGTTACTCCGTCGTACCCAAGGAGTATTATGAACCAGATACTCTGAGGGGGCAGTCCGAAGTGAACCACCAGGGGTCGGAGGGTGTCGTAGACGTAGGGGAGGAACTCACTGGAAAGGTGACCCAACACCTGACCCACGCATTTGAGGTCTACGAGGAACTCCTAGAGGGTGGAGCCTGCCGTGAACAGAGCCGCGGGGTGCTCCCGCAGTCTACCTACACAGAGTTTTATTGGAAAATGAACCTCCACAATCTCATGCACTTTCTCCACTTGAGAATGGATAGTCATGCTCAGAAAGAGATCCGTGACTATGCCACCGCCATTTACGACTTAGTGAAGCCCCTGGTCCCTGTCACGATGGAGGCCTTCCTAGACTTTAGGGTCAATGCGATGCATCTCACCGGTCCAGAGATTGAAGCCCTCCAAACTGGGAAGACCATCGAGAGCCCCGGGGAGAGGAGGGAATTTGAGGAAAAATTAAAGAGGTTAAAAATAAAATATCCATAGAGGATACCTATGATTACAAATGCGTCTGCTATAATGACAACCCAAACACTTTTTGATTTTGAGTTGAAACGTCGCCCCGATTTAGCCCGTAAATATGGGTATATTCAGGTGATCGAACCTAAAACTATCTTACAAAATGATGAACAAAGACTCAGCTACATTGAAGAGGAAATGAGACGCCGTCCTCGTGCAGCTCTCAGGATGAAGAAGTATAAAAAATAAATGTCCCTACATAATAAATGCTTGCCATCGCAACTTCGCCAACTATTTTCGCTAGTAAAAAGGGCTTCAAGAGGCTCAGCAAAAAAATCAAGAAGGATCGGGATATGGACGTGGACAAGATCAAAGGTAAATTGAGTGATATTGTCCGCGATGAGCAGAGGAGGCTAAAGGAATACTACAAGGAGCATGAGAAACTTGTCAAGAAGGATGAAAAGTCCAAGCCCAAGAAGAGTGTAAAGAAGTCTATCGATCTTTACGAAAAGTAAAATACATCGCACCCGCTATGAATACACCAGCCAATGGTGTGTCGTGAAACCTCTCCGCTAATACAGCACAAATTACACTGTATTGAACTACCCGTATTTCCTGCCTCGTTTTAACCATCGAGCGTTTCATAGATGCTCTGGATTTCTCCAAACCCAGAACAGCTGTGCTTATCTTCCCAATCTTTGAGGGAATCTCCGTCGTCTTCATAAACATTTCCCCCAAGTCGAATGATTCCAAGAACTGCTGTTGAATCATTGGTTCCAGGTAGGTGAAGTAATTAAACTCTGGATCCAACTGAATGCATATACCCTCTATGAGAGAGAAGGACTTCGCCAGGTAGACGAAACTTGTTGGTACGACGAAGGGTTTCTCCATAGCCAGCTCAGCGGCGAGTTCATCGTTTACGATAGCACCACCATCTAGGGTCTCCAGGTACCCAAGGATGCTCTCAAAAAAGAGTTCAATGTCAGAGATATCCGTAGACGTTGGGACGATGACCCCCAGGCGTATTAAAATTTTTACTATCCCCGAGGTGTCCCTATTTACAATACAAAAGAAGAGGTCTTTGAAACCTTCTCTGAGTTCATCCGATAGTGGGATGACTAAACCGAAATCGTAGAAGACCAACTTACCATTCTCGGAAATACCCAAGTTTCCGGGATGTGGGTCAGCGTGGAACAGACCAGCCTCCATAGTCTGTATGACGTATGAATTCACGAGGGCTTCACACACCTTTAATTTGTTGATTTTCTTATCCTTGATTTCGGTAATCTTATCTGTTGGTACATATTCCATTACAATCATTTCATTCGTACAGTATTTTTTATACACCCGTGGAATCTTAATCCATTCAACATCTTTCAGAGACTTCCTAAATTTGATCGCATTATTGACTTCTTGAACATAATCTGCTTCACCCAAAAGATATTCAATCGAATCATTGAGAACAAAGTCTGAACTATTCCCAGTATCAATCCCCACAGATTGAACTATTTTTAGAATTTGTTTCAAAGTTTCCGTATCGGATTGCATCGTATCATAAATACCCGGTCTTTTCAATTTTACAACTACGGGTTTTCCATTTTGGAGAGTAGCCTTGTGGACCTGACCAATACTAGCAGACTTAAAGGGGGTATCATCAAACTCCTTGAAAATATCTAAATCAATCTGATCCCTAACTAAATTATAATCAAAAGCCGGAACATCATCTTGGAGAGATTCAAGTTCACGGGTGAACTCTGGGGGGTAGAGGTCCCCCCTCGTAGACGCAATTTGTCCTAATTTTACAAATGTTGGACCAAGATCGAGAAGTTGATCTTTTGTCCATCGCCCAAGCTCAGCTTTATCTTCCATAAAACGCTCTCTCCACAAAAATTTGGCGGCAAACTTCCAAGTCTTTACCTTCTGTTGAGTTGGTTTGGGTAAGGGTTTTATTACAGTCAACATACCTATCATAGGAAGATATTTTTTAATGTCGTCTAAATATAAATGATAGCAAACACTTTCAAACCCGTGACTGGACCAATAGAAAAACTGATCGAAGCACAACCTGTTATATTCACACTTATCATTTTGTACCAGGGTTTATTCTCAGGAAATGCAGTTAAAATACCAGGCAATCTTCAAGTGCTTTTTGATAGTAAAACATTTAGGTTCATGTCACTTTTACTTATCGCCTTCTCCGCCACCAAGGACATAGAATACGCATTGTTATCCAGTTTACTATTCCTGGGTGTATTGTACCTATTGAAAACTCCCGAAGAACGTGAAGAAACTGGTTTCATTTGAAGAAAAATGTTTGGGTAAAGTAGAATGAATATTCATATAATTGGTGCCGGGCCATCTGGAATGTCACTCGCTTGGGAAATACTTAAATCGGGGGAGTACAATATCACAATTTATGATAGAAAACAATCAGCAGGTGGATCGTGGTGGGAACCAGACGTAAACACCCGGGATCTTCACGCACACAGAGTTCTATTTGATCGAGCGTTCATAAACACAAAGTCTCTACTGGATGAAATGGGTATAGATTGGGATGAATTGTTCGAACCCTCCAAAGGTGGTGATCAACACACCGCATTTCTACTCGAGTCCTTATCGTTAGGAGACTACGTCAAACTTCTATCCCTAATACTGAAAGTTATCGTACAGCCCGGTAAATACAAAAAGGTGAGTTTAGAAAATGCCGTGGGTGACGTCTCGGAAAGGGGTGCACAACTTCTCCAATCTCTCACCCTCGTTATGGACGGTGTAACTTGGGATAGAATGTCAGCCTATGAATTTATAAATAATATCAATCACGTGGCATTATCGAAACCCTATACACAGAGGGTTTCTGGTAAAGTCATGTCCGATGCGATGGAGGAAGCACTCCTAGATGCAGGTGTAAATTTTGTTTTTGGTGTCGAGTTGGAGACAGTCACCTATGGAAAAGATGATTACATGGCGACATTTACAAATGGCGACATGATAGATGATGGGTACCTCTTTTTATGTGTAGATAACAGTCCAGCTCTAAAATTAATGGGTGACAATTGGGGACCAGATGGTCATAAAAAGGTTAGCGACGGTACCTATGGAGCCATAAATGTTCTCCTCGATTACGAAGAACCCATAACCTTAAAATCGGATCTTGAAATAGCAGCGAAAACCGCATGGAATTTACAACCTAGGGTTCTTTCGGATGGTGTAACTGTCTCATGTGGTATAGCAAACATAACCGAAGAACTTTTATCCAACACCCCTGACATGTTGATAAAGGGGGTCATCGAACAATTGGGTCTACCCCCACCAAAGACATCTAGGATTGGGTGGGGTTCAGATTGGAGTGAAGATGGTGGGTGGTCATTTTCACAATCCTCGGGGGTCCTAGGTCTCAGTGGTCAGTTACCCTTTTTTGGTGAATGTTCCAAAGTTGCTATGTGTGGTATGATGTCTCCTAGAAACACACCATACTCTAGTATCGAGTCGGCCGTGGAAGTCTCCAGAAGTTTAAGTCACCAGGTTTTTGGAACGAGGAAACCATCCGAACCACTCACAATAAGCCGTCTCGTGGTAATCCTAATTGTAACACTTATAGTTTTGATTTTACTATATCGTAACAGATGGAAGTAGTTGCACATGTATATGAACCACTATATGAATATAACGATAAGAGGTATATCCGTTTCACACTTGAACCAGACGCAGCGAAAAGGGTTTCCTCCATTCACTATCGTAAACAATTTCTTTTAAAAAATCAAAATATTGACGACCCCCTAGATGGAAATGTTTTGAAAGTAAAAGTTCCATACCGTTATAGGAGAGTAATGTGTGAGGTTAAGGGTAAACCAATTCAATCTCTTACAAGGGGTGATCAAGTTAAAATTAAAATAGAATTCAAAGGAGTTTGGAACGTTGAAAATTATTCGGGATTTTCTTGGATACTTTCGAGTTCTTCATTTTGATCCGGAAGTTCGATGACATTTAGACCAGAATTTTTTAACTGTTGGAATACCTGAATCATTCCTTGGAGTCTATATACTTCTTGAAATAACTTTTGAATCTGTTCATCAATGTGTATAACAGGCATTTACCCATTTAAAGTTTATTCCCTTTAAATGAGTATGCTCACTAGAACTGGGTACCTCGCCACTGAAGGACCCCTTCAAGAAATTAAAAAGGAACTTACCGTAAGACCCATAGTCAATGGGGATTATGGATTTCCGCCACCACCTTTTAAAGTTTTTAAAACGATTAAAAGTGGTATCTGTGTCCCGCGCTTCTATGGCATCGAGAAACTTGGTGAACCCAAAGAGGATCGAAGACCCCAACCTACCCGGATTAGAACGAAGTTTGCAGGTACCCTTCGAGACGCAACACACCAAAACGAAGCACTTGCTGCAGCTCTTAAGGCGGGTCATGGCGTTCTCTCACTCCCGTGTGGTTTTGGGAAGACCACCGTATCCCTGGCAATAGCCTGTAAGTTGGGCTACAGGACCATGATTGTCGTTCATAAACAGTTCCTAGCTGATCAGTGGAGGGAGAGAATCCAACAATTCTGCCCAGGTGCCACCATCGGCATCGTTCAACAGGATAAGAAGGAAGTTGACTGCGATTTCGTCATCGCCATGTTACAATCTCTTTCCCTAAAGGAGTACAACTTTTCGGACTTTGAGAGTGTAGGGACCCTCATTGTAGACGAGGCCCACCATATATGCGCAAAAGTATTCAGTCAGTCCCTCTTCAAGATGTGCCCCAAACACATTTTTGGTCTCTCCGCAACCCCCGAGAGGAAGGATGGTCTCACCAAAGTCCTCCACTGGTTTATGGGACCAACTTTCTTCGCCGTTGAGAGGAAGAATCAGGAACAGGTGGAGGTATTTACAATCACCTACGAATGCTTCAATTACAGAAACCCCCCACCCTCCATGAGAAATGGAAAGATCTCTATGCCCAATATGATCACGGAGTTGGTCGAGGATCGCCATAGAAACAAAATGTTGGTGGAACTCGTAAAAAAGGCTTCGGCAGGGACGAGGCAACTTCTCGTTCTAAGTGACCGGAGGTTCCACTGTGAATTTCTTCACCAATGTTTCCCCAAGAGCTCTGGGCTCTATATGGGTGGCATGAAGGAGAAGGACCTCCAAGAATCTTCCCAAAAGAAGATCATCTTCGCGACGTTCAGTCAAGCCCACGAAGGCTTGGATATACCAACCCTAGACACGGTCATCTTGGCCTCCCCAAAGTCTGACATTGTTCAAAGTATTGGACGCATCATGAGGGAGACCAAGGGTAAAAAGAATAATCCCCACATTTACGACATTCACGACCCATGGTCAGTCTTTACAGCGATGTACTATAAGAGAATGAAGGTGTACCGTCAAGGTGGATTCAAAATTCACGGAAAACCCACGGAAGAAAAAAAGAGTGACTTCCCTCAGGGAAAGTGTCTGTTTTTATAATCTGATTAATAAATAAATGTCAGGTGCATTGATACAACTCGTTTCAAAGGGTGTACAGGATGTTTATTTGATGACCGACGAGGGACATTCATTTTTTCGTATAAAGTTCATGAGGCACACCAACTTTTCACAAGCCCCGAAATATATCAAATCTATAAACGATACAGATAATACAATTACTATTCCAGTATTGGGTGATATCATCAATGGTATATGGTGCGAAGGGAACGCTGTATCCTCAAATCTTTTTTACAATTCCACTGTCGATCTCTTAATTGGTGGTCAAAAAGTAGACTCACAACCCTATGACTACTTTAGTGATATATGGACCAATTACCTGGCAGATACCCACGTAAAGTCACAGGAATTGACCAACAAGGTTTCAGCATCTAACCCAAATTTCCTCCCGTTCCACTTTTTCTTTTGTGACCATGGAGCTTTTCTCCCACTTTTGGCACTTCAACACCACAAAGTTGAAATTAAAATACACTTTGATAACGCACAATTTGCTGGTGTATCCAGTAAAAACAAACAAATCAAAGTTTATGGAAACTATATTTATCTAGACAAGGATGAGAGGGAACGAATGATTACGCGTCAAATGGATTTCGTAATCACACAGGTACAAAGTGTGGAATATCCACTTGAAACGGTTTCAGACCACGTCACCCAACAAGGTGGTGATAATAGTTTAGATTTGTCTTGCTTCAACCACCCAGTGAAGTCTATATTCTTCGGATTTAACGCCCTCAATAACGATTTCGCCAATGATCGTTTTACATTTCACACAGGTGATATACATATAAATGGAACACCCTTACTCGAGGATATGAGCCCCATGTACTTTCACACTATCCAAAATTACTATAAATCTAAATTCGGGACATCCGATTTTGTACATACGACGGAAGTTCTATTCCAAACAAGATACTTTGCGTATCACTTTTGTTTAAATGCATCAGATTACAATCCATCTGGGACCTGTAATTTTAGTCGTATAGATAACGCAAAGCTTATACTCAGGGGGGTTGAGAAAGGAAGTCTCAGACCAGATGGACAGGAACTCTATATACACGCAGTAAACTATAATGTTTTGAGGATCAAAGGTGGAATGGCTGGGATTTTATTTGGTAACTAATATAAATGGGAAGAACAGTCAGGTTTGACCAGGTATATGTCACCAGTCTAGATGCCGACCCAATAGAGCAGGAGGTTCTCACCTCTGCTTCAGCAATTATTACAGGTGAAATTGAAGCCGATGAAGTTGTTGTAAGTCGTATCGGTATTTCAAATTCAAATCCAACCAAGAGTTTCTCAGTTGGTGCAGATTTATTTATGAATGCTGGTCAGGAGATTGTGTTGGATGTCAATAAAAGTATACGCACAGAACGTGTTGTCGTCAATGATAAAATGGGGATCGGAACCCTCAATCCAACGAGAACGTTTGAAATCCAAAAAGCAGGGGCTGATAAGGTTGTCGTCGATACGAACGATGGAACTGAAAATTTATTTATCATTACGGGGAACACACTTTCAACCAATCTTAAAACATCTAGCACATTTCGGGTAGGTGAAAATTTGGTGGCGGATTCTTCAGACTCTAACGTACTCCATATAGGTGGTAATACATTTTCAACAAACGTCACCGTCGGGACACAACTTGTGGTGGGAACCGAAGTTGATCCAAATTCTGATTCTAATGTAGCCGTCTTCAAAAATGGTAACGTAGTTGTTCAAGATGGAATACTCAGAGTTTTTGGAGACGTTGAATTCTTTGGAAACTTGGCAATCACAGAAGCCCCCGATTATACGAGTGTCAATAATCTGGTCGTTTCTAATGCCGTTATTCAAATGGGTACGGGGAACAATGGAACCTACGACACAGCTTTACTCATGGTGGACCAACCAAATGAAGCAAACCTCTTTGTCGGCTACACCCACTCCGATAAGAATTTCAATTTGTCGAGGACATTCGGTGGACCCGAAACACAGACATTTACATTTGATACTTCAAACACTCTAAACCTCTACGTACACGGTGAACTGTATACACAAAATAACTTTGGTATAGCCAATACTTCACCAGATTTCTCACTCTCAGTGGGTTCAAACCTCTATATAAATGATACAGCTGGAGCATCCAACCTACTCCACGCCAATGGGTATGGATACTTTGAGGGTTTGAGAATCGGTGACAATGGTTTAACGGTTGGTAATCTAATCACCCTCGACGCCGATGCGGATGTACCCATGCTCGTAAACTCAAATATTCAAGCCCACGGTATCCAAACCACTGGTTCACTACCATCCGGTATTGCAAACACCGCACCAACAGACAGTTTGTCTATCGGTGACAAACTCTTTGTAAATGTTCACGCGTCGAGTGCCAATACCATGACCGTCGAGGGTAACCTGGTCACCGGTCGTCTCATTACCCAGTCGATTCAGGTTACAGACCTGTCCTTCATGGAGGGTGCTACTGGTATAACAGCCTCTGAAAATATCATCATTCACGCCGATTTTGATGGTGAAGATACAAACTCAAATGTTGCATCTATCCGCGCGGGCCCCCTAGGCTCTAACATATCCTCCATAGATATTTCGGGTGCTAAATTGACACCCGAACACCAAAGGATATCCTTCAAAACTAAAAATACCGAGCGGGTGCGTATCGCGGCAGATGGTAAGATGGGTATCGCAAACACTGCACCCTCAGAGGCTCTCACCATTGGAGGGAACCTCAAAATTAACGGAAGTAACGCAGCCATCTACGGAAATGTCCAAACCTATATGAAATCTTATGCCGACCCTACACTAAAACAAACAAAGGTGGAAAGCGTCGTCGGTTCGGGGAAGGGTCTCAACTTCTATGCGAGCACGACATCCACGATGGGTTCACCAAAATTGACCATTCTCGAATCCAGTAATGTTGGGGTGGGGACGGCCACCCCCCAAGGTCTCCTCCACACCTCTGGTGGTACAGTGTTTTTTAATAATCCCGTCACCAATTCAAATGGATACAGCCACCTAGGGACACCCCTAGTTGTAACGAATACCTCACCCATTCAAGGCGTCACCGATCTCGGAAACGTGATGCACCTGACGAGGGAGGGGGCGGGTGGAACCTATGATGGTGTGAGAGCAACTTTCAAGATTGGGAAGTTCGATGACACTTCACTAAAATCCAAAACAAAATTAGACATTTACCTCACAAATGAAAGTTACACAGATGAGAAGGACATCCTCACCCTCCGAAGTGATGGGCGGGTGGGTATAGGTTCAACCACCCCCGGTGCACACCTTGAAGTTATAGGGACGGGCATTGGAAATGCGAGGGAGAATGGTATACTCGTTCATAACCAGCATGGAACTGGGTACGGTGATGCGATTATAGCCGCACAAACCGACCTTATAACGGGCAACTCCTTCGCGTCTTTCATTCAATCAAACCAAGATAGTAATCCACGAGGGTGGACCGTCGGTGTAACGGGGGTGCGCGATTTTAGAATTACGAGGAATGAAGATGATGTTTCAGATTCCACAAATGTGGGTTTGTATATAGATGGTACCACCCGTGATGTTGGTATAGGTACAGATGTACCCCGTGGTAAACTTGAAGTAGATGGAAATATCGTTTTGGGACATCAACTTACATTTGGTGGTGTCGATACAGATCAATTTTCAAATACATTCATTCGGGAGAGACAATATAATATCGATGGTAAATCTGAACTTGTAATTTTCAAAGGTAATGAAACTACGGGTGCCGGTGGCCCAGATAGAATTAGAACTATCGCTCCATTGCACGAGTTCCAGACATATGATTCAGCTGGTTTAAGTCAGTCTGAAGTTGAAGACGCCATTACGAATGGCACGGGTGTGTCCAGCCTTTTGACCATCAATGAAGATCGTGTGCTCATTGGTACCTCCACCGACCCAGGTGGAAACTCGAAGCTCTTCATCAACGGTGGTTTCGAGTTTCCCCAGGATCAGAAAATCATCACAGGTTCGATGGATATATTCTCCACGAGTACAACACCATCCCGTGGTATCATAGAGACAGTAGAAGATACCGACCTGACCTTCCGTAATAGAACCGGTGGAACCGCGGCAGAGTTTTTACGCTTCACACACGAGGGCCTCATAGGTTTCGGCACAAACTCACCCTCCACAAATGTACACATATACTCGGGGGTCACGACAGATATCGATGTTCTCAAACTTGAGAGCCCTGGGAGCAATACAAAGACTGGTATCCTCCTCAATACAAACGACAACTATGGCGGGTACCTAAGGGGCTTCAGTTCTGGAAGTATACATGGTACAGTCTTGGGTGGTGTAAACAATGGCGCAGAAAGTGATGGCCTCCACGTCATACATACTAGTAACGTGGGTGTGGGGACTTCGGCACCAACCGAAAAGTTCCACGTCTACGATGGTACGGCACGAGTTGAACATTCCTCAAGCAACGCCGTCATTCAACTCAAGACGACCGCGGGGACATCGAACATACACGGTGATATTTCGGGTAATGTGTACATCACCCCCCAATCTGGTGAGTTGTTCCTAGAAAGTAGTGTAGAGGTCTCTGGGGATCTCGTTATCAAGGGTATTATCGATCTCGGTGAACAGGTCGCTATCGGTTTAGGGGGGTCACTCGCACAGACCGACCTTCACGTTGGTGGTGGTATGATCACTAACTCTGGGCAGGTGGCCTGTAAGAGGTATTCAAATGTAATAGTACAGAGTGCTCCAAGTGGGAATAATACGAAGACTCTAACCTTTGGAAATGGTGCATTCTATGCGAAGATTGTAGCCTCTTTGAGGGAGTATGATGAAGACAAAGACAACATGAGCACCCTAATTCTTGAAATAAATGGCGGCACGAGTGACGAGACAACACCTGGGACAGATATAACAATCGGTACAAAGAACATTTTTGGAAACGTGGGAACCGCCTATCCATGGAGTTCTTCAGTAACTACTACTGGAAATTCAATCACAATTCAACCCCTCTTTTTGACCAATTTGGGGACCCCCCGTAAATATAAATTTGACATCTTTGTGGAACTCATATCATCGACCAGTGGTAAGCTGGTATCCATAAAGAGTGGAACCCTTACACACGCAACATTCACATACTAAATTTACTTCAGGGGAAAACCCCTCGGTAGATTTATTACATTTACGCCCTGATGGAATCAGAGACGGCGAGAATAATCACGCCAACAATGAAGCCCATGATGACGTAATTCATTTCAGTTTCTTCGTAACCAACTGGAGGGGGGACCTCCTCTGGTTCTTCGACAACTTTCGGTTGTTGTCGGACGGGAGGTTCAAGTTCCTCCAGCGGACAATACGCTATCATTTATATAGTATTTAGAGATTAATTTCTGTCTTCTTTTTTCGTCTGGTCCTCTTTGGCTTGGAACCCTCGACGTTGACCTCCTTAATTTCACCACCAGTGGACTCACCAGAGACCGATACGATATCAGACACATCTTCTTCCTCCTCTTGGATCGTGGGTGGTGTGGTGTTCATAGGGGGTGGAGGTGGCATCATAATACCACCCATCAAACTGGAAATGTCCAGACCGGGACCCTGCATCTCGTAATTACCCGTCCCGCCAACCGGAGCCTCCGTCGCTGGACCATCAGGAGACCTCGTCGTGTTTTGAACCGCTGCCATCATATTCTTGACCAAATCTGGATTCTGCTTCATCACATCGTTCATGTTGGGCATCACCGACTTGAACATAGAGTTTGTCAGGTGGAACATCATCGCCGAACCACCCAACATCATGATGAGCTTCACCTCTGGAGCAACACTAATCTTGGAACGATACTTGACGTAGAGTTCCTCAAATACACCGTCATAGTCGTCAACATTCTCCATCACAGACTCAGACCACCCCTCCAACTGGATCTCGAAGGGATTGTACCTCTTGTTGAGGAACTCTAAACCCGTGACACAGGCGATAAGCATCCTTCGAGAGAATCTGATTGACTGCTCAACGTCAATACTGTAGGTAATCCTCTTAACTTCGGCCCTCAACTCCTCCACACTTGAATATGCATTTAGACGCTTGTTCACTGAGAATCCCTTCTTCTCAAGGCGCGCCAACTTGTTGATAAGGTCAGACTTCTCTTCATCGATAGAGGTGTACCCCTTAGAAGGTTGATCTTCCTGGAAACCCGGTCCACCACCCCCCATTCGGGGTTCATCGGCATCATCATCATATAGTTCCTCACCGTAATCAATCTCTTCTTCCTGTATAGGTTGCCGGGGGGCCGTTTGCTTGTTGGGGTTTACAAAGGCATCCATCGTATCTTGTTCTTGGTGCATGGGTCTTTGGGGTCTATGTGGAGCGGGCCTAGGTACAGGCTGGGGACGGGGGATGGAAATCTCAATCTCATCCATCAGGGCCTGTTCATCAGCATCTAATTTCATGATATTGGGCTGTCCACGGTCGATGATTATTTCTTCATCCATCTACTCTTTATGTAGAAACTAAAAAAATTACCTTTAACGCAGTTTATAAAAAATGTTGATACATTATAAATGTTCCAGTTCAATAAGACTGACCGAAAGTTCCTCATCACCATCGTGATTTTATTTTATATCGTCGTGATTTTTGGTCTGATGAACAAAAGTCGTTACCAGCCCAAGCCAATCACAATCAAGGTTGTGAATGATAAATCTCTTTTCGATCTCGAGAATCGTATGGATTGCGTCCCAGGGTCGGGTAAGGAAGACAGCCCCTACACCAAGAGTCTCACACCCGGTGGACTCTGTGGCGCCCAAAAACTTGTTGGTGAACACGCTGGGTATGCGATCGAGGATGGAATTGGCGGATCTTTAATCTAAGCTAAATATAAATGGCCCTCATCACATCGCCAACTGAGATGATCCCCGACCTCAACTACGAATATCATACAATTACAGTTGATACCATTGGTCAAACGGCGGCGAATACTTTTACATGTTTTTTGAACCAACCCCTCCACAACGTTGTTCAGGCCAGGCTTTTGGCTGCGAGAATTAATACAGTTGCACCCATCAATGGGACAGGTCACTGTTATGTTTCGATTGAAGAACTGGACTCTATTTTTTCGGACCGAGCGTCAAACGTTCTCACCGGTCAAGCCACTATGAGCGTGGTACGAAACTCCTTCGCTAGTATTGTTACAGCGGATGACAGTGGACTCATCAGTTTCAGAGATGATTACCCAATCGCCACACAGTATATAAATCCAATTCGAACCATCAGTCGTTTAACAATTACTATTAGAAATCAAGATGGTGTTCTCATTGAACCACCAAATCCAGTTGAAGATAATTTTTTAGTCCTCCGTTTCGTGTGTAGGAAACCCAACCTGTAATTTTCTCCCCATAGAGTAGTATACCATGTCCGCTGGTGTTGTTCAATTGATCGCTATAGGTGCCCAGGATGAATATATCATGGGTAATCCTGAAATATCCTTCTTTAGTTCACACTTCAAAAGACATGCTAACTTTTCACAGTCCATCGAAAAACAAACAATTCTTGGAGCAGTGAAAAGTAATTCAATGTCCAGTGTTAATTTTGAACGCTCCGGGGATCTCCTCGGGTACGTGTACTTCGCCGCAGATGATTCGAGTCAAGCCCAATCTATAGATGATTGGAGAACCCTGGTAGACAAAGTCGAACTCCTCATCGGTGGCTCCGTTGTAGATTCCCAGGATTCGATTTTCAGTGAGAAAATTGCCATAGATACATTCGCCCAGAATGTCTCCAAGAGTGCCATGGGACCACACCCCGGTACGAGCTCATCCTCCTACTTCTACCCCCTCCGCTTCTTCTTTTGTGAGAGTGCACAATCCGCAATTCCCCTTGTGGCCCTAAACTATCACAATGTAGAGTTGCGTATCTATTGGGGACCAAACGCGTCCGCCTATAACATAGAATGCTTTGCAAACTATTACTACCTAGATACCAAAGAACGTGCGCAAATTTCCACAAAGACCCACGATATTCTCATCACCCAAGTTCAAAAGAATATTCCATCCCAAAACCGGATCCAAGAACTCACATTCAATCACCCCGTGAAGTACATCGCATCATCAAATACATCCGTTATAAGCTCCCTAACTTCACCATCGAATAGAATTAAACTCACCATAAATGGTCTAGATGTTGGTAACTATAGGTGGAGTCAACCACACTTTATAGACGTCATGAACTACTACCACACCAACTTCGTGACCTCACCCGATTTTTTCTTGTACTGCTTCTGCCTCATGACCAGCTCCTATCAGCCCACGGGGACCCTCAATTTTAGCCGCCTCAACTCAGCCAAGATTATGAGCGAATCCCTAGACATAATGGACCCCATATACGCAGTCAACTACAACATATTACGTATACAAAATGGTATGGCTGGTCTCTTGTATGCAAACTAATTATTCGTGTAAATAAAATCAAGTGTTATATAAATGGTAAAGAACTTACCGACAGTGGAGAGGTCTACGAGAATCCGCTTCGGTAAAAATTGTAGACAGGAACAGGCAGATAATACCATAGTCTTTAATGCCAGTGACGAGTTCCTAGAAGCAAATACCTCAAATGCCATCTATATGACACCCATGCGGTTAAACGAAGATTTATCCGATAGAAATGTCACTGTGCTCGCATATAATCGGGTGACCAAAGAAATTACAGATTCGGGTTCCGTGGCTGAAGATGTTTTCGATATCACACTCCAAAATGCCACCACCAACGGTAATGTGACCGCCAACGTCGTATCTTTTAATAACCCGGAAACGAGTGTTACCACACTCTCAAATGTTGGGGTGGCAAATGGATCACCGGTGCACACCCTAGATGTGGGGTCAAATCTTTACGTCGATGACACCGGGTCCAACGTTCTCGTCGTCTCCGGGAATACCCACATCACCCAAGACCTCGTCGTCGATGGCAATGTCCTCGTGGAAGGTGTTGTAACCTCATTCCATAGTGAAAACTTCAAGGTTCGAGATGGAATCATAGAGTTGGGGAAGGACAACACCCTATTTGACACAACACTGGACCTGGGTCTCGTCCTAACACGACCAGAATCAAATGTCACCATCGGGTTCGTCGAAGCCACCGATGAAATCATCCTCGCCTACACCCAAAGTAGCGCAAATGGGAAAAGCCTAGTCCCCCTAACATCCGAAGATGTCAATGTTCATGTGTACGGTAGACTCTATACCGAAGCCAATGTGGGTATCGTCAATACCTCCCCCATACACACCCTAGATGTGGGGTCAAACCTCTATGTGGATGATGTGGGGTCAAATATTCTCGTCGTCACCGGGAATGTTGAGGCCACCGCATACTACGGAGATGGTACAACACTCACTGGGGTCGCACTCCTGTCAAACTTCGATAGCAACGTTTCTCGAATCCAGGTTTTGGAAATCGACCTCGCCTCCAACGCCTCTAGGGTTGGCACATTGGAAACCGACCTCACATCGAATGCCTCTAGGGTCGGGACACTAGAGACCGATTTAGCCTCTAATGCCTCTAGGGTTGGCACATTGGAGGTGGATCTCACATCGAACGCCTCTAGGGTCGGGACCTTGGAGGTAGACCTGGCCTCAAACGCATCTAGGGTCGGGACCTTGGAGGTAGACCTGGCCTCCAATGCCGCAAGGGTCGGGACACTAGAGACCGGATTAGCGGGTGCCGAAGCTAACATAGTCACCATCAACAATGACCTCGTGACCACAACCACCCGTGTAAGTGTTTTAGAAACAGACCTCGCCTCCAATGCCTCTAGGGTGGGGGTCCTAGAGACGAACCTCACCTCAAATGCAGCCCGGGTTGGAACCCTCGAGACCAACCTGGCCTCAAATGCGGCCCGGGTGGGGGTTCTAGAGACCGACCTGACCTCCAATGCCACCCGAGTTGGTGTTCTAGAAACAGACCTCGCCTCCAATGCCGCTAGGGTTGGCACTTTGGAGGTGGACCTCACCTCCAACGCCTCTAGGGTTGGGATACTGGAGGTAGACCTCGCCTCCAACGCAGCCCGCGTCGGGACCCTTGAGACAATTAAGGCCCCAAAGGATGGACCTATCTTTACAGGATTTGTCGGTATCGCAAACGCATCCTCTATATACGACCTGAGTGTGGGGTCCAACCTCTTCATAGACACCGACGGATCCAATGTTCTCATAGTTCATGGGAACGTCTCAGCGACCTCGTACTATGGTGACGGTAGCAAACTCACCGGCCTCGTGACAGCCCTCCAAGATGTATCAGATAATGGAAATACCACCACAAACACCATAGAGTTCAATAATACCGCCACTGGTCTGGTCACGGTGAGCAACATCGTCGCAGGTGGCAACGTAACCGCGACAACCTTCTTGGGGGATGGTAGTCAACTTACCGGTCTCGTCACAGCCCTCCAAGATGTCTCAGATAATGGAAATACCACCACAAACACAATTGAATTCAATAATACCGCCACCGGTCTAGTCACGGTGAGCAACATCGTCGCAGGTGGTAATGTGACGGCCACAACCTTCTTGGGGGATGGTGGTCTCCTCTCCAACCTTGTAACGACACTCCAAGACGTCTCAGACAACGGAAATACCACCTCAAATGTGGTTCAGTTTACAAACACAACCACTGGTTTGGTCACTACAAGTAACATCGTCGTGGGTGGTAACGTCACGGCCACCACCTTTTTGGGGGATGGTGGTCTCCTCTCCAACCTGGTCACAACCCTCCAAGATGTCTCCGATAATGGAAACACCACCTCCAACACCCTCCAATTCACCAATGCGCACACCGCCTTCACCACCGATCTCACCTCCAACGTTGGTGTAAATTTAAACCAACTGGCAAACGTGACACTGACCACCCCCCAAAATGAAGACATACTTGTATACGATGGTTCCAATTGGACCAATCAGCTACAAAATCACACATTTTTACAAGGCAGGGCACTAGAAACAATAAGTAAAGGTGATGTCGTCTATGCGGCTGGGCATACAGGTAATGAAATTTTTAATATACGGAAAGCTCGAGCGGATAGTTCAACCACCATGCCCGCGTTAGGTGTAGCCTATCAAAGTTTAGCTGTAAATGGTGTCGGTCTTGTCGTCACATTTGGTAGAGCCGATGGGTTAAACACCGATGAATTCATATCTGGTGAAACCGTCTATGTGAGCAACGTTGTAGCTGGTGGCATATCAAATGTAGTACCCCAAGCCGAAACCGATCTCATTCAGAATGTTGGTCTCATAGTTAAACCACATATATCTACGGGTATCATTGACGTCACAGGTGTTGGTCGTGTGAATGCAATTCCCAACGCTCAGGTAGTCACCACCCAACCTCCGCACATCTATACAAATGGTGGCGGAAACACATTTGAAAAAATGGATCCCGCAGACGTTCTGACAAAACTCCAAACCCTCCAACAGGTCACCGACACTGGAAACACTACCTCAAATACGATCCAGTTTACAAATGCCACCACTGGTTTGGTGACCACCGCGAACTTGGAAGTTGGTTCGAACATAACAGTGACAGGTCTGGCAGATGTCACCAATAAATACCTACCCATGGTTGATACAGACGGTACATTC